TGGTTACGCTGGTAATGCTTACGATTACTCATTAGATGAGCTACGTAAATCGCAAGCATTAAACATGCCTATCGATAACATCAAAGCTAAAGCGGCGTTTCGTGGTAGTCAAGAACATACTCAACGTGTAGCATACTTCGGTGATGCTGACCGTGGAATGACGGGTCTGTTTAACAACCCTAACTTAGCGTTGGATAACTCAACGGTAAATTGGACGACTGCAACAGGTCAAGAAATTGTCGACGACATGAACAGCTTATTAATCAAAGTATGGATTGATTCGGCGAATGTTCATATCCCTGGTATGATTGTAATCGATTCTAACCGTTACGCGACAATTACTTCTCGCCGTATGGATAGCGGAACAGATACGACCATCGCTGAATTCTTTATGAAAAATAACTTATTCACGACCACAACTGGTCAAGCGATTCGCATTGCTCCACGTCTACAGTTAATCGGCGCGGGCGCAGGTGGTAAGGACCGTATGATGGCTTACGAATTGAATGATGAAAATCTATCATTATGTAACCCTATCCCATGGCGTTCACTTGCTCCACAAACAAAGGGTTTGAACATTGAAATCCCTTGTGAGTACAAAATCTCAGGTGTTGAGTTCCGCTTCCCGTTCTCGGGCGCGTATCGTGACCACCTGTAAATAGGTAAAACTATGTTGCGAGGGGATACACTTGGCCCGGTGTCCTCGCAACATATTCTAATTCAATGGGCCGAGGGCTGATTATGTTACTAACAAATTTATCAAAACGTTTAATTACTATCAACGCGCCATTAGTTCACGGGCAACGTTCAGAATTTTATCGTGTTAAGTGTGGTACAGATAACACTTGTGAAGTTCCTGATAACTTATGTGATAATGCATTCGTTAAAGGCTTAATTGTTTCAGGCGATTTAACAGCGTCAAAACAAATCGAAGTTGCTGAAGATGTTAACGACCAATTTGCTGACATGAGTAAATCAGAGTTAGTCGATTATGCTGAAGCGATGGACATCACTGTAAAATCCGCTTGGAACATGAACGATATCATTGAAGCTATCAAAGCCGTTCAATAGTAATTAAAACGTTTTACAACTATCCTGAAGCCCCGCCCGATATTCGTGTCGGGGCTTTTTTACTTTAGAGGTTTATAATATGTCAGACACATTACCTAATATCACAGTAACCACCACACCACAATCGTTGACAGTTCTCAGCGCTGGCGCAGTGGCCACAGGTATCGCAACACGTGTTCAGAATTTAGGACAATCAGTTGTATATTACGCAATCAGCGCAACGTTACCAGATAAAACAGGTATCCGCCGAATGCCTACAGAGGGCTACGGTAATATTATCGAGTTCCCCGCGGGTGAAAACGATATATGGTTTTGGTCGGGGACCGGGACAAGTGTTATTAATGCCGAGCTTGCGTAATGGCTGGATCACAACCATTCGACCCGTCACAATTGTTGACGCTGGTCAGTGGGTCACGTCCAAATTACTTACGTCTAGGTGGTGGCTCATTATGTAACGCTTACCTGTTTGATGGTTCAGAAGCTGATTTATTAACATTAGGCGCTCCATTTACGGGTAACCTAAAAGTCATAATCATTGCGGCGAGTGAGACAGGTGTTAACCCTGCCATAGTCGCAGGTCGCCAAGGTGTATTTGTGGCTAGCACAGACCCGTTAGTAGATATGAAACAGAATCAATATGAGATTGACACTGTTTCATTTGCAGGGTCAATTGTGGATAATACATTCACAGGTCGAGTAGCTTATGCCAAGGATGATGTATGGTATGACATCAATATGGGTGCACCTGAGTTGCGATGGTACTATGACTTTGATGGTATAGATGATTACATTACCATTCCGCAAGTTGATTTAGTTGCGGGCGATACGGTTGAGTTTAAGTTTATAGGTGGTACGTTGAGCGCTGCTAACAATTACAAACGATTCATAGGTTCAGATGATTACACATTTACATTAGATAGCGGTATTAGTGGTAATACGTTTAGAACCAAGGGGTGTTCTGCGATGATTGACTCTGGTTCTGGATTCACTCCAATTGTTTCAGATGTCACTGGCATACCAACCTCTGGAGAGCATACCGTAGTGCTTACTCTGGCGTTAACTGCATCTGTAAACAACATTGCAGGCGTTGCTGGTGTAGCTGGTGTCGCGTTACCAATCTACGATGTAGACATTCAAGCAGCATCAGGCAATCGTTTCTACCCTATCAATGACGGCCCCGGAGCTATTGAGATAGTAGATTCAATTTCTGGTGAGAATGGTACACCCGTTAACTTTAATGACCCAAGGTGGTATGAAGGTGTATAAATTTATATCGTATCAAGATTGGCTTGACAACTATCAAGTAAGCTACCCTAACGCAAGAGCGAATGTAGAAAAAACAGAGGTTGTATTGTCGTGCAATGACCACAGCCGCGGATGCATTACGCACGAGCAAGCACTAGAATACATCAAACAAAACTGGAAAATGGAGGTAACCAATGGCACATCAAGTAATTAACAATGACGGCGATGCTATCGATAATGTACAAGTGGATAACTGGTCGAAAGGTGAGTGCATTAAACCGTGGGTAGAACCACAAACTTACAGTTCTGAATACTCAGAAGAATACTCTTAAGGAGATATTTATATGACAGCACAACAAGGCGTTGATGATATTCGCGCATTCCAAGGTGGTACAGATGGGGCACTTGACCCAAACGCACATGCTGATGCATTGCAGAAGGTAGTGGATGGTATATTCCCACCTACCGAAACTGGTTCTAATGTAATAGAACTTGAATTATTAGTCGTTAGCGGTAATACACAAGACAGTGTAGCCCCTGTTGACATTGATACATATGTTACAGCGTTGACTAATTCAGCGATGATATACCCTAACCCCATATATAACACAGGTAAGTGGTCGCCATCAACAACCGAAATTAAAACTGTACTGACCCACACACAACCGCGATCATCTAAGTTTGTATTGTCCGGGACGTTAACATCTGATTCAGCAACAAATACAGGGTTCATTGGCGTTAGATTATCTGACAGCGTTGGTGTTTTAACGGGGTCAGATAAACGTTATTCAACTGGTAGAACTAACGGGGCGTTAACTGTTAACATTGGGTTTTCGTTAATCGGTTATGCAACATTAACTAACGGTCAAGGATTACACCTTGAGATATCGAAAGATTTTGCAGGTTCACTAGTTTTAGAGGACTTATTATTCACAATTAAACCATTATGGTAAGGGCTATATAATGATTATTACACAAGAAATTATCGACGCGTTCCGTTTAGCGTATCCAGTATTCACGGATCCTAAATGGTCGGACACAACAGTTGAACAAGCATTATGCGAAGGTGACGCCGAAACAGGTGGTCGAGGTTGGGGCACTTATCAAGATGATTGCCACAACTTTAAACGCCGTGGTATGTTTTTATATACCGCTCATTGGCTAGCATCCACTTATCCGAATGGTGATATCGATGCTGGGGGTAATATGTCGGGCGGTGCAAAATGGGCCACATCGGGTAAATCTGTTGGTGACGAATCGGCGTCATTCAATAACGGTTCATTGGCAAACATGGCCGTCGGTGATTCTTGGTTAGCAACCACGGCATTCGGTCAGCAATGGTTACGCTTACGCCGTCGCGCTGGTATGGGGGCGCTTGCCGTATGATTAGATTTTCCGTTCCAAATGTGCGAGCAATACAGCGTGAAATAAAAAGAGCGTTAAGCAATATTTCATCTGAAGAATTTGTCGCTGTTGGTATACATGAAGACACCGGTATACATCCTGGGACGGATATGACCAACGCCACATTGGGCGCGATTCAGCATTATGGTAATGATCATATACCCGCTCGACCATGGCTTGATGTTGGTGTCGAGTCGGGTAACCCTCAATATTTGAACATTATTAAAAATGCGATTAAGAATAATGAACCGATGGATCAGGCGTTAAACAGAATCGGTGTTGTCGCTGTTGGTAAAACTCAACAATACATGACACAATTAAAAGCACCGGCGAACGCTGAATCAACAATCAAAGCGAAGGGTTCGTCAAATCCATTGATCGATACGGGTGAATTACGCGCATCGGTTAACTACTCCATACAACCGGGTAAACCGGAAGAAGGTATCGAATGAGTTTAGACATGTCGGGTCACATCGATGACACGTTCGTTTCAACAGGTGCAACACGCTTCAGTTATTCAACAGGCGGTTATGTAAACGGCCGTTATGTTGCTGGTACTGAATCAGCGTCACCGCACACTATTAATTTACAACCTGCATCGATGAAACAAATTGACGCACTACAAAACGGTGGTGAACGTATTACCGACGCGCGTAACGTTTACGTGAATGACGGTGATACTTACACAATTACCAAGGCCGATGAATGGACGTTCAACGGTGTAGCCGGTCGTTTCAAATGCATCCACATTGACAATCGAAGTCAGTTTGATAATTCACGCAACTATTGCAAATTAGTTGTAAGCCGTATAGATGGGAGCGTATAACGTGACTAATGATGAACTGTTCGACATATTGCGACCAATTATTATCACCGTGACGGGCGTCCCTGAATGTATTTTAGCGAACCCGAACAACCCTTCACCCGCTGGCGAATATGCAAGTGTTCAACCAATGCAAGCGATCGCATCACGTGGACAACCTAACCAGGTTCGAAGCACTAGCGCGGTAATTGATAGTGTTGATATTGAGATTCGTCGTCAAGTGCAGTGTACCGTTAATGTAAATTTTTACCGTGGCGATACACGTTACCGAGCGTCATTGCTAGATGGGTGTAATAAGCGTCCGGATATATCAGCAGATTTGTACAGTAATAAATTAGGGTGGCGAAGCATTGGGCCCATTAATAATTTAACTGCGCTACAGTCTGATAACTATGAATCGCGATCACAAGTTAATATTAATCTGTGGTACGAGCAAACAGACGAGTTGATTATCAACAGCATTGAATCGGCTACGGTTGAAGTTCAATATGAAGATGGTACAACAATCGCCACTGAAGACATAAATGCGTAATCACGCAGGTTGATTCCCGTACCGGTTGGCGCATAATTAAACGTATGTTATTATGCGCAAACTATAGGTGAATAAATGGAAAATCAAATGGCCGATGATTTAAAATACATTAAAGAGAAAGTAGATAACCATGACAAGTTAATGTCGAAAGTTGTTGGCGTTGTTGAGAGACAAGCCGCGGCGAATGAAAAACTTAACGATCATATTATCCGAACCGATAAGCGGATGGATAAGCAAGACGTTAAAATCGATAATAACCATTCGATGATTTTAAAATGGTCGGGCGGGTTAGCTGTTATTGTTACGGGTGTGGGTTTATTATTAACGTTAACTAAACTATTTCCGGGCCTTGCTGGATAACTTCAGTAAGTTCTCGGCGACCAGTTCTATTACGTAAACGTTGAACATCCATCACGCCCAATATACTTGATGCTATTAATACGCAAATTAAACCTTTACGTAACGCTATTGATACGACGTGTGCTAATGTCTTAGCGTTTAATCTACGCTTAACATCCCGTAGAACTTTCTCCACAGTTGAACGACTGATGCATAACTTATCAGCAGTTTGGTCGATTGTTAAACCATCGCAAAGACAATTCACGACTGTTAACTGTCTCGGTGTGAGATTATTCATTTAGGCATCCTACCCATTTTTAAACGAAAGCCCCTTAACGAGGCTTTAAATTACGTGGAGTCATTACGCTGACTGTTGCGATGGTCTGTTCCCATTGTCAAGATTAATCACCTCCTTCTGTAGTACCTGCATTAACCTTATACCTAGCTGACGATTGTGTCAACTATTATTAATGTTATTATTACAATGATTTTAAACTATGGAGTTAAACAAATGTCATATCCTGTTGATAATATCATTAACATACTGACGCGAATCAGTCCCCAAGGCTTGGCATTTGCTAACTTTGGGCTAGCTACATTATTCGCACCCGAATCGGAATTACCTGCTGGTTTCGATACTGATACACGACGCGTATACAACGATATTATTTCGTTGTCTGTTGATTTCCCCTCAACAACTGAAACGTATAAAGCCGCTTCTAATTGGTTAGGTGGAACACCCGCAGTCGGTGAATTAATCGTTTACGGTGTTGATGACCTCGACGCTGATTGGACGACCACGCTGAATAAAGCGCGCGATCAATATTGGTGGTTCTGGTCATTCTTCGTCAAAGCTGTTTACGCTGACGTTACGACGGCTGTACCAGCAATTGCACAATGGTCGAATGGTGTTGAAGCAATGTTCCCCAACTGTCAAACAGGTGCGGAAGCGGTTAAAATACGTGATCCAAATGATGCAACTGATATCGCCACAGTGTTGACGACTTCAGGTGTACGAACAACTTATACATTTGCACATGCGACCAATCCGTACGCGGGTATCGCTTCAGCTAAATGGTTAGCAGTTGTTAATTACAGCGCGGAACGTTCGACCATTACGTTAGAATTTAAAAAATTAGCGGGTGTAGATGCTGAGTCATTGACCGGTACTGAATACAACGCGATGCAGTTAGATACTAAAAAAGCAGTATTCTATACAGCAGTTGATTTACAAGGTTCAACAGATAATGGTCGCATCATCAACACGTGGACCCATTCAACATTTGGCGAATACATCGATGACGTGGTAAACCTAGCGGCGTTTGTAAACTCGTTAAAAGTAACGCTTTATAATACGTTAGCTAATAACGTTACTAAAGTTGGTCAAGACCCTGTCGGCCAGGATTTGTTACTCGGTGCGGCGCGAAGTGTTGGTGAGCAATATATCCTTAATGATTATTTGGGGCCACGTAACTACACCGACCCTGATGATGGAATCGTTAAATTCACGGCAGGTTATGAAATATTAACTAAGCCTGAAGATATTCTCGACCTATCAGGACCAGACCGCGCGGCGCGTAAATCAGCACCGATTCGGATACGTGTTTTCCGTAAAGGCGCGATTCACCATGTTGACGTCAGCATTGACGTGTACTAGGAGTAATAAAAATGTCATTAGATAATTATAGTAACGACCTGTTCAGCGTAACAGTAAATGGTCGCACCCTTTCAGATTGGGGCGAAGGTCAACCATGGAAAGATGAGCCGATTAAGCAAAAATCAACACTACGCCAAGGGCAAGCAAAGCGTGGTATTCGTTTAGACGCTCAAGCACCTGGCCGACGTGTAACGCTTAACTTAAATCCCGGCTCACCTGATAGCGGGTTCATATCAGGTTTATACAATTCGAATGCTAATATCACTATCACGCGTACACAGATTGGAACGCTTGAAGGTGCTATCGGTACGGAAGGAATTATCGAAAACGACGGACCTGTTGATCGTGGTGGTGAGACAATTTCCGATGATATGTATATCTTTGCGTTCAATAACTGGAAGGGTACGAAAGGCGGTGCTTAATCGCTAAATTAATGCCCCGTCATCGTACGGGGTTTTTTTAATTCAAGGGCTAAAATTATGAGCAACATCAAGCAAATAGAAGTGAGCGGTAAAACGTACAACCTACCATTGGCGTCGGCTATAAACCAAAAAGAATTGTTAACACTGATCGGTAGTTTGATCACCCAATCAGCGGCACCCACTGGGATCGAAATCAACGAAGTATTTTTAGCGGGCGTATTGCTAAACATAAACGCTGATACACTTTTAAAACTTGAAAATATTTTATTAAAACAAG